GCTGCCACGCGGGCGCAGAATCCTCCCGCCCGCATCGGCTGCCACCTGGCAAACCGTGGCCAGTTGGGCCAGCGAATCGCCCTCGCCCCACGTGAGAACCGGCGAGACGATTTCTACCTGATAGCGGGCGTCCCGACTTGTCGGGATCGTGGCGTCAGACTTGACCTGCCAGACGTCGTACGCCCGGCCAGAGTAGGCAGCAGTGCGGGCCGACAAGCCAGCGCGCTGCAGCCCGTGGGCTAGGTCACCATGCGCCATCGGGCTGGCGTGCTCCAGTTCTACCCCGAACGTCGTGCTCATCGGGTCACCTCCACAAGGGCGCCACCACAGTGGTGGCAATGGACAGGGTTATCGGCAAACTGCCGCCGGGTCTGCTGGGCGCGCACCTGGCCGTGCTGCTGGCACGTAAGCGTCAAAACACCCGAACGAGCATGCGACCCGCGCACCGACGTAGTCACAGGGGCCGACGGATAAGCGCCGAAATCGGTAACGAACTGGTCAACCTCCCGCGCCAGTTGCTCAGCCCGCCAGTCGTTAGGGTCAACCACCCAGCCGTTAGCCCGCCAGCCACGCACGGCCAGCAACCTGGCCCCCCGCTGGGTCAACCGACCGCCAGCCCGGCAGATGCTGAGTCGATCGACCAAGTACGCCAGCGTTACGCCCACCTCTAGCGAATCGGCCAGCGTGGGCGACACCATCAGCACCACCTCGCCCGAATCGTCCCGGGCGATGTCGCAAACCCTGCCGCCCCTGGCCCGTGCTGCTGGGAACGATGGCAGGACACTTCCGTGCCAGCCCAGCACCTCCCTAGCAAACTTTGCTAGCCATTCCTCACGTGTCATCGTGAGCCCCTCTCGTTGTGCTTGCCCCGTTGGCAAGATGTCACAGTGCCCAGTCTGGTCGCCCTGGCAGGTGTGTCAACTTGCAAAAGCAGCAGGTCACAATTCCGTTACCAAACTGTGACCTTGCCAGCAGGCCAGCAGCGCCCCGGGCAGATCGCTAGCAGGTGGCTGGCAGTTGGCTGGCACTGTCCTACGGCTGGCCGGTCGACTCTTCTCTCTCGCATATGGGTGGCCCGGTCGCTCGATTCGTTGCCCCCGTGCCGGGGGTGGGTGGGTGGTGGACTTGGCCAGCCATCCCCCGAACCCCAGCCGGGCCAGCATGCGAGGGAAGATGGTGATCGACCCGGGCGTTTTTAAACGGCGCAGCCGTAAATATGTACGTATGCCTTCTTGGATGTGGCCTAATTCTTGGCGGGGGGTGTGGTGCTGTGCTGGGGGTGCTATGTCCGGTTTTGTGCTAGTTTTGTGTGTGATGTGTGTCTCTTTTTTGCTTTTGTGCGTCGCCTGGCTGGCTTTGGACGTACGTAGATAAGTGAGGGCATTGCAAATGCCCGAGCCTGCTGTGAGCGAGCCGCTTGGCGAGCGAACGCGGCTCGCGGCTTGTTGGGCCGGAGCGGTTACGCGAAGGCCCTTGGTGGCCTTCGCTTGGCTGGCTGGTGGCTTGAGCCGGAACCCCCTAGTGGGGGGTTCCTTGCTACCTACTACTTGTTGGCTGGCTGGCCCAAGCCCCTATCAGGGGCGCCGGGGCTTGGTTGTGTTCATTCTGGGGCGACTTCGTAACTACTGTTTTTAAACTTTGGACGGGTGTATGCCTTCAAATAAACGCGACGGGCGACGTAGCAGGCCGGTGCACGAACTTAAAGCCGAGGTGATTCACAAGATATCACTGGGCGAGACTGTGGCCCACGCCATGATGAGCGTGGACCGCACCGTGAAGACCTACGAGGCGTGGCGGGCGAAAGACCCCGAGTTTCGGGCGGCTATCGACCGGGTCCGTCAGGGCATCAGCGATGAGGTGCGGGCCCTTCGGGAAGGTGACTTCCCCGAGTTCGCGGATTTCAGTGCCGAATACCTAGACGCCCCGGTCTACCCGCACATGCAAAACGTGGTCGACCTGATGGAGGGCCGCGACCCGTCCTGGCTGCACCCGGCAATGAACTGGGAACGCCAAGAGGCCGACTTGTGCATCGTGAACATGCCCCCCGAGCATGGCAAGTCCACGACCTTGACGATGAACTACATCACGTACCGGATCGTCAAAGACCCAAACGTGCGCGTCATCATCATTTCTAAAACCCAGTCGATGGCCAGCAAGTTCTTGTACGGCATTAAGACCCGGTTGACGCATCCGAAGTACGCGAAGATGCAGATGACCTACGGTCCTGCCGGGGGTTTCGATAAAAACTCCGAGTCCTGGTCGCAGAACATGATCTACGTCAACTCTGACGCCCGCGACTCTGGGGAAAAAGACCCCACGGTGCAGGCGCTGGGTATCCGTGGACACGTGTATGGCGCCCGCGCCGACGTCGTAATTTTGGACGACTGCGTCGATGGCACCAACGCGCATGAGTTTGAAAAGCAACTGGACTGGCTGCAGTCGGAAGTTGTCTCCCGTATCAGCGCCTCCGGCATGCTGCTGGTTGTTGGCACCCGACTGGCGACCAAAGACCTGTATGTGGAGTTACGTAACCCCACCCGCTACCCCGATGAGACTTCCCCGTGGTCGTTCTTGTCGATGCCAGCGGTGTTGGAGTTTGCAGATAAGTCTGAGGATTGGGTGACGCTGTGGCCCCGCACAAACGTGCCCGAGCAGGGTGCCCGTGGGGAAATGGCCGAACCGGATGAGAACGGTTTGTTCCCGAAATGGGATGGGCCGCGCTTGTCGAAGAAGCGAGCCCGTATCCAACCGCGCACCTGGGCGATGGTGTATCAGCAAGAGCAAGTCAACGCTGACGCGATCTTTACACCTGACATGCTGGCTGCCAGTGTGAATGGTGCCCGCTTCGCGGGACCGATCCCCAAGGGTGTGGATTCGGTGCGCGGCGGTAAGGGCGGCGACGGGCTGGTGTACGTGATGGGCGTTGACCCCGCGACCAGTGGCCACACCGCCGCCGTGGTGATAGGTCTTGATATCACTACACAGAAGCGTTACGTGTGTGATGTTTTTAACCGACCCGGTATCACCCCCACACAGATGCGGGAGATGATTACCGGCTACATCGACCGGTATGCGCTCGCGGAAGTGCGTATTGAGAAAAACGGGTTCCAGGGCTTCCTGGTACATGACCATGAGTTGAACCAATACGCCGCCAACCGGGGTACGTTGATTCAGCCGCACTTCACAGGTAACAACAAGCACGACGCTGACTTCGGTGTCGCTTCCATGACCGCGCTGTGGCACGGGTGGGAGGACAAGAACTGTCTCATTGAACTGCCTAGTTCGATGAACAGTGAAGCAGTGAAGGCGTTGATGGAGCAGTTAGTTACCTGGCATCCAGAGATGCACAAGAAACAAAAGACCGACATTGTCATGGCGTTGTGGTTCGCTGAACTGGCTGCCCGTGACCGTGTTGTGAAGGTGACCGGAGGAAGTCACCAGAAAAATCCTTTCCTTACCCCCTGGGATCAGCGACAGCAACGCAGTGTTTCGCTCATTGACGCAGAAGTGCAGGGGTTGTGGAAGCCAATAGGAGCGTAGATGAGTGACTTTGCCCGCGATCTAGGTGTCAAGTTTGATGCCTTGCGTTCGCGTTATTCGCGCCGCGACAACCGTATGAACATGGTGCGGTTGGTGCGCGACGGTCGAATGAACGAGGTGTACCCCGACCTGTTCCCCGAGGGTCCACTGAACGGCGGCATCGTCGCAAACATGATCGATGTGGCAGCGCATGACCTGTCCGAAGTGCTCGCTCCCCTGCCTGCCTTCAACTGCGCATCGAGCAAGTCGGTGTCTGATAGCGCCCGCAAGTTCGCGGAAAGGCGTTCGCTGATTGTTCGCGGCTACGTGGAGCATTCAGACCTTGCCCGTCAGATGTACCGGGCCGCTGACCAATACTTTTCGTTCGGTTACGTCCCCGCGATTGTGGAGTTGGACGACGAGAACAAGATGCCCCGCATCACTTTCATGGATGCGGTCGGCGCGTACCCGGTGTTTGACCGGTGGGGCAATGTGAAGGAAGCGTTCTTCACGTTCTACATGACCCGTGATGACATCACGAATCTGTATCCCGAAGCGGCCCGCGTGATGAAGGATCAGCGTCGCTACGGCGCGCCCACGCGGGAGATGTACACGGTGGTGCGCTACCACTCCGCTGAACACAACATGCTTTTCATGCCCGAGGCCAACGGTTTCGTGCTGGAGATGCACGCTAACCCTGCCGGTATGTGCCTGGTGGAGTGGACGACGCGCCCCAGCGTGGACGGTGAGCCCCGTGGACAGTTCGATGATGTGATTGGCACGCAGGTTGCCAAGTCACGCATGGCGTTGCTGGCGCTTGAAGCGGCGAACAAGGCTGTGCAGGCGCCTTTGGTTCTGCCACCAGATGCACAGGAACTGGCTCTGGGCCCAGATGCGGTCCTGCGTACCGCGCAGGCGGAGAAGGTGCGGCGTGTTCCGCTGGAAGTTCCGTCTGCAGCGTTCGCTGAGCAGGGGCTGCTGGATCAGGAACTAAGGTCCGGTGCCCGCTATCCCGAGGCCCGCACTGGTGGCGTGGACGGGTCGATTGTGACTGGTCGCGGCGTGCAGGCGCTGATGGGTGGTTTCGACACTCAGATTCGCGCTGGCCAAGCGATGTTTGCTAAGACTTTGGAGCGTTTGGTGTCCAAGGCGCTGGAGTTGGATGAGCGCATTTGGCCTGATCTTGAGCGCACAATGCGCGGCAACAACGAAGGCACGCCGTACGAGATTAAGTACAAGCCGAAGCGTGACATTAAGGGTGACTACACCGTTGATGTGCAGTACGGGCTCATGGCTGGGTTGGACCCGAACCGTGCGTTGGTGTTCGGCCTGCAGGCCCGTGGCGACAAGTTGATTAGCCGTGATTTCTTGCGCCGCCAGATGCCATTCGCGCTAGACGCTAGCGAAGAAGAGCAGAAGGTGGACATCGAAGAGATGCGCGATGCTCTCAAGCAGGCTGTGTCTGGCTATGCGCAGGCGATTCCGGCTTTGGCACAAGGTGGCCAAGACCCCGGTGAGGTACTGGAGCGTGTCGCGGAAATCATCTCTGGACGCGAACGTGGCAAACCCATTGAGAAGGTTGTTATTGAAGCGTTCGCTCCCGAAGAGCCGCCACCAGGGGCAGAGCAGCCGGGTATGGAAGGCCTTGATCCGGCCTCCCCGGCAGGAGGCACCTCTGGTGGCTTAAACCCTGACGGCACCATGCGTGGTGTCGCTCCCGGCCAGCAAGGCATGGGCCCTGGTGGTCGCCCTGACTTGCAGACGTTGATGGCCAGCATTGGTGCTGGCGGTCAACCAAACCTTCAAGCAGGTGTGTCACGACGTATTCCGATCTAGGAGGCAGCATGGCCCGCAACGCCAATCTCATGGCAAGCATCGTTATGGGTGATATTGCGGTCAGCATTGTTGCTTCCGGTACGACATACTCACCAGATATTGCAGATGACATTGCACGCCGAGCCATTGATCTGTGGCACGGCGCGCTAGAAGAGTTAGACGAGTTCGACATGTTGGGTAATGAGCCCGACGACGAGGACGAATTCGGCCCCTCTCCTGAGCGAGAGTTGCAAGACCCGCGCATTGTTCGACTAATGGATGATTGGGGTGACGATTATGCCTAGAGGTGGATATCAAAAGCCACGAAACCCGGCCCCTGTATCGGCACCTGGCCGTCTTTCACGCAGAACAGATGGCGGGCCTGCGCAAACAACTGTCCCTATGACCGGTATGGCATACGGGGAAAACCAGGAATTTAACGATATGCAGTCAAGTGCACCACTAGCAGCCACTCCCGGCGCGGCTTCCG